CGATGTTTGTCCCAGTGACCTGTTGACCCACAGCGATACCAGTTGTACTTGCAACAACAATTGTCTTTTGACCGGACGTTCCTGTAGCCGTTGTAGCGTTATACGGGTAAATAGCGAGGCTGTATGTTGACAAAAAATCTAACGGACAAGCTAAGTATTTATTGCCGCTTGTTAATACGCCCGTCACGTTCTTTCGCAAGTTAGCAATCTGCACCGTGTTATAGATGCGTTGCTCCGCCTGCTGGATCATTACATTGATCGAGGTCGTGTCAAACGTGTTCTGCGTGTAATCAGTTACCGCAGCGACAAGTTGAGCGTATGTCATTGTCATCGTTTAAACCTTAAGCCATTGGGCCTCGTGCCATTACGCCTTTGGTAGCTGCGCCTGTACCGCGCACTTTAATGCCAGATGTTTTGGCTGCTGGCTGTGAACGACGATAAACGTTACCTACAGCCATATTGACTGTTCCGGCATCACTGTGATCAGGGCCGGAGCCGGGATTGTCAGTAGCTTTTACAACTTTACCAGTCATGGTATGGGGTGTAGCATAGACCTTGGCATCGCCAACTTCTTTGCCCATCATCTTTTTGCTAAATGTAGCCATGATTAACCTCGTTTCTGATTGGCAATCTTTGCCAAGTTACGACCCATAGTCTTCATATCGGCATTGGTTTTACCCTTACCTTTACCTTTTCCGCCCATCATTTCTTTCTGGGAAGGGCCGCTAGTAGGGAAGACTTGAACATCAGTCTTACCTTTTTTAGCGACTCCGTCGGCTGATTTTGTATATGCCATGTTTAAACTCCTTAAGATATCGTTACTGTACCAACAAATGTCGTTGCCACCAAGTAGTTTGGTGTTAATCCTGCATCATTTAAACTAGCCCCGCCAACCGGTTGCCAGCCCCATTGAATGTCTCGTGAACCACCTGATAAATTACCAGCAGCGTTCACACCAGAAGTTACATACGTTGTGTCTTTGCGAGGATTACGTAATGCCTGCGGATCATCTACAGGAAACGTACCTAACATTAATTGCGGCTGATCAGGATCCCAGCATTCAGGACAAACTAACAACTGATACAAACGCTGCTTAATGATCTCCGTCTTAAGCTTTTTGAGCTTGTACTGCTGTCCACAACGATCACATTCAGCAATCGCTATTTTGCCGGATGCAAACCTATTCCCCATTACGTACCACCAATAAACATCTGACGAGGTACAAACCTTACCGCAGCTTTTTCACGGTCTTCACCGGCTGCAATTTCAAAGGTTTCATCGTAAATCTGTTTGAGCATCTGGATGCGGGGCATTAAGTCTGGTGTCTTAATTGCAATGTGATAAGCCAGACCCGCCACCAAGCATGGCAGGAATCGGAAGTTCATATCAGATGTCTCTATACCAGCACCCGCATCCTGCACTCGCCTCAAGCGCCAGTACACGAATTGATAGGTGGTGCTGTTATCAGGCGTAGGCCACACAGTAATGGCTGGTAGCTGCGGGACGAAGACTGCTGTGCCATCTGCCTGAGCGGCGGCTGTAGTGTTATTCTGACCACGGTACACGCCACCTAGGGTATTCCCTGATATGTAGGTGTAGTAGATGTCTTCTGTGTTTAAACGGATAAAGCCTGCCCCGGCTAACCCAACCACCGTGTTAAGCGTGATCGTTGTTGCCGTGGAGGTGATGGCTCCGTCCAAGACCGCAGTCGTTGGATTAGTTTGCCCAGAAAGACGCTGAATCCAAACTTGGATTGGTCTTGCTTGGCTGAGTTTGTTTGGAATGGTCGCATACGTAGAAACACTAATACGTGTGATGGTTAGATCAGCTTGCGTAGAGGAGGTGTTCTGCCCTGTACGAATGACATGCTCAAGCAAGTCAATGGTATCTGTCGGCAGGGCATATGTAGCCAGACCCGGAGTCAGGTTAATAATACCCTGCTCCATAGTCCACATGTTGATGCCTTTGTTCTGCCATTCAATCGTCATTAGGTTCATTGACCTACGTGCTGTACGCAAGTCATAACCTGAACGCATCTCCCGACCCGCCCGCTCCCATGCTTCCTCGGCAATCTCCGTGAAATCCATATTGAAGAGGGTGGAGCCGGTAGTTGTCATTTTTTAGCAGTCTTTGCAGATTGGATAAAATCTTGAGCACTAGGAGCGCCTTTAGATCCGGGCTTACGCATCTTCTCTTTAGAGCCAGCGGCTATGCGTTTTTTCTTGGCGGCGATGTTGGCATAAAGGCCCACACCACCACCTCCAGCAAATCGGTGAGTTAATTTAACACCACCGCCCTGCACTCCGGGGCCACGTTTATCCATCTTTGCATCTAAGTAAGCCTGCAATGAAGTATTTGATCCTAATTGCTTTTCAGCAGTTAAACGACCAGCCAGTTCTTTTGCATTTTTATCTAAGTTTAAACGTGGATTTTGAACGCCAAACTTAATCGCTTCTTCTTTTTCCTTGTCGGAAACATTTCCGCCTTGGTCAAATTGAGTGAAATCAGTGTTATCGCGGCGAGCTTTACGCTTACCGCCGGGCATTTTACTTGGGGACATTGCCCCCATTCCACGGCTTGCCATCATGTCAGCACTTCCCACCATTTTTCATGGTAATCATTGTGCCTTTAGTTTTGCCTTTGGTGGCGCAACCATCTGCACGATTAGAAGCAGAAGAAACAGAGCCGCCGCTTTTCATGCCCTTAACACGCTTTTTTAATAGTGCTTCTTCGGGTTGAGGGCCACTTCTGATATTAGAAGGATCAATAAGTTTAGGCGCTATTAGTGATTCTTCAAACTCTTGACGATCACTTCTAATGTTAGAAGGATCGATAAGTTTAGGAGTAGGATCTTTTTCCTTGCGGCGTTTTAAACCTTGCTTAAAATTCAAATAATCACGCAGGTTATCAAAACCTTCTTTAGTCATTTGATCTTTAGTAACCATTGCAGGCTTAGATGGCTTTGTACGAGGGCCAGTGTTCTCAATAATTTTACCTGAATCTTCTGCGCCTGATTTGGTGGCACGTTCCATTGCAGTACCTTCATTTGGCCTGTATCCCTCATTCTGCGGCCTGCCGACAATATCAGAACCCGATGAAATTAAGTTTTGCAACTTACCGCTTTCTTCATTGGGTGTAAGCTCCCTTGGCTTAGGCGGAATACGTGCAACAATCTGAGGTTTACTTTCGGTAGTTGTTGCGGCAGAAGCGAGACCACGGCCAGCGCCAAAGCGTTTATATGCATCAGAGCTAGGATCGTCTATATTGCCCATGCGTAAACGCTTTAAAAAGCCTACATCTTCATCTTTAGATGCTTTAAGACCAGCTTCTTTAGCGGCAACTTCACCACCTTCATCGTAACGCTTGAATTTCATGGTTTTTTTCATGATTGCTCCTTAGCAGGCTCTGCCGCCCTTGGTCATTTTAATCATTGTGCCTTTGGTTTTACCTTTGGAGGCAACACCATCACGAGCAGATGAAGTCTTAACTCCACCCATTTTAGATGAAGCCATGCCGCCGCTTTTTAAACCTGCGTGAGCTTTAGATGCTTTCATAGAGGCGTGTTTAGCCAATGCTGCTGGCATACCGCCTTTAGCGTATCCACCCATATTCATCTTTTTCATATCATCACCTTTTTGAAAATTTACAAATACCTACCACGAGTCTTGCCACGTTGTGCAATTCCATCACCACGACGTGAGGCAGTGTTTGCCTTAGATTTTGTCGCAGATTTAACTTTGCCACCACGTTTAAACGCATCTATATCGTCATCTGCGTAGGTGCTAAGAGCTAATTTGTCATAGCCGCCGTTATCACTAGATGATGAGATACTGCGGTCTTCTACGGGAATATCGCTTCTTTCTCTTAAATAATCTTTACCAACATCTTTAGCTAGATCTTTTAAGAACCCTTTAGGGTTGGCTACTGCCTCTGCTGTGCCGGGGGCTGTGCCTAAAGCTTCATTAATTTTTGGGCCAAAATAATTAATAGCAGAGCCAATTGGATCCGCCAAAACTCTAACGGGCTTTGGAACATCAATACCAGCTCGATCAGCTAAAAATAATGCGGCTTTTGTTGCTGGATTCATTTATTCACCCCTTTTGAATAAGTTGGTCAATTTTTGCTTCAAGTTTGTTAAAGCGTTGGTCAATGTGGTTAGTAATTCTGTCAATTTCTGCTTGAGTAACGTTATCACGGGCAACCTCCTCGCGTGTTTTGTTCAACAGGATCGTGACACGAGCCAGTTCCCTGAACTTTTCATTCATCATGTAACCTAACAGTCCTATCACTAAGGACAGGACGGCAGACCAAGCGGTGTTTAGATCTAACAATTCCAAGCCCTCAATGCTTTATTGATGCGTGAATCCGGATCGTTGGCTGTCTTGGCGCTCGTTAGCTTCTTTTTCATGCCGCCCATCCTCGCACAGAAAGAGTCGCGCCGAGATCCGCCTTCTGGCTGGGGAGCCTTCAAGTTCATACCTTGCGCTTTCGCGGAGGCCCGACCCTTGGCGTTTAAACCACCCTTCTCGGATTTGCCTTCTTTCCTCTGCCATGCTGGACTCTTAGCCATAGTAAATCTGCGTTGAGTCAATATTGGTCATCAAAGCATAAATGCCTTGAGTAGCTAATACTCCTTCACCCGGAATAATAGGCGCATTACTAAAAGTATCAGTACTGTCTATTTCGTAAGTCATCAACCAACGACCACCGCCACTTACATACGAAGCCGCAGTAGAAGTGATTGTTCCGGTGTTAATGTCTGTTAGCGTAAATGTGCTTGACGAAGCAACAGTGATAACATATTTGCCATCTGTTGCAGACTGACTTGTATTGCTGTCAAAGTGAATACCAACAACATTGCCCGTAGACAGGCCGTGAGCAGTTTTTGTTACCGTTACAGTTGTACCAGAACGAGCGTATGTAACGCTAGAAGTTACTGGAACAGAAGCTGTATCAAACAACACTACAGTGCCATCCGTACCAGTACCAAAAAACGAAATGCCTTTAACGCGATTTCGTCCAAGAACAAAAAAACCACTTTGGTTTAAATGCCCTTGTTTAACGTCTGTTTGCATCATAATCAATCTCCTTTAAAAACGGGGCCGAAGCCCCTTGAGTTGATTAGGAATCTGCGAATGGTGTAGCAACAGTGCCGGAACCAATAACATTCCCGCTCACCATGTACTTGTCAGCAGCAATCGCCACGATTTGAATCCATGTGCCAGCAACACCGCCGGTAGTTGTACCGTTTAAGTTGATGAAGTCATTGGAAGAACCGTTAGCAGAGAACGCAACCACAGCGCCAGATGTATCTGAGTCAATAGAAATCACAGCGCCAACGTACAAATCGCTAGAGCCAGAAGTTGTACCAATCTTCAAAGAGCTAGTAGAGATGGTAGTAGGAACCCAGATCGTGTAAACAACGCCTTCGTTGTTAGCTGTGCTTGGGTCTTGACCGGGGCCAGATGTAACAGAGTTAGTTGAAACATTGATCGCAGGTAATGTCAATGTCAATGCCGCTGCCAAAGAACCACCAACAGAAATGATACGACCGCCATGAGCTTCAGGGCTTAATGTGGTGCTTGTTGTGATTTCAACGACAGCCGCTGGGCCTTGTTGATAAATGCCGCCCAATGAACGAACTGGGCCTTGAAACGTAGTACGTGCCATGATATGTGTCCTTACATACAAGTTAAGTGCATCAGTCTGTATGTCGTCAGCCGGGACTGTCTAATGCACCGGATAAGCCCGGATTAATGTATTTATACCACTACGTTTAAACTAATGCAACAAAAAAGGGAGCCGAAGCTCCCCTTTTTTTTGATGCCTATTAAGCGCCGGGTGAACCGAACACGCCCAAAGGATCTGACACGCCGAAGCTGTAACGCTCACGGGACTTGTAACGAACGTTACCTGTGTCAAAGTCACCGTCCATGCCTGTAGACAAGGGAGTGCGGATGAAGTGCTTCAAGCCGTTAGGCACATCTGTACACAGGAACCAAGCATTGGTGTCTGTCAGATAGTGATTGACGGTATAGCCTTCAGGGATTGAACCGTTGTTCTTCAATGCGTTGATATCATTGTCAGCAGTAGAAACACGGAGTTCGGTTTCAAGCAAACGTGTCGCAACGAACATCAAAGCAGGAGGAACAATCAACTTCCTAGGCTTTGCAGCGATCAGCAAGCTACGCTCATCTGTCCAAGCAGCGATCTGAATAACAGCGTTTTCCAACGATGTTTCATTCAAGTCAGCAGCGGTAGATGGTGTATTGCTGTTAACGCCACCAGAAACCAAAGGATGTGATGTCGAGAACAAAACTTGACCGTCACCATAGGTGGGGCCACCGGCAAAGCCGTTGTTCAAGATTGCAGCAGCTTTGACTTGCTTGGTGTAAGCCATACCACGGGCCAAAGCCTTGGTGTAGCGTGAAGACAAAGAGTCATACAAGTTATCTTCCACAGCTTCCTCTGTGATGGAGAAGCCCATCGCAATGGTTTCGTGGGTGTAACGTGCAGTCCATGCTTCTTGTGCATTGTCATAAGCGATGGCAGAACCCTCGTTTTTGACTGGTGCTTGACCGAAGCCAGACAGTTTTGTCTCTTCTTCAAAAGAACGCTCAGAGGTTTCAGTTTCATAAATTTCTTTATGCTCTTCACCATATTTTGCGTACTCCAGACCAAACAAAGCGTTTAAGCCGGGAAGAAGTTCTTTAAGTAGTTGTGCGCGTGAAATTGCCATGATTTACTCCTTACAGGCCAACGTTGTTTAAGAACGAATGGGCACTGGGGTTGAATTTAACCAACACATCAGTGTATGCATCGCCCGGAGTTGATGCAAAACCCACAATACGAAAGGCCGCCGCAGTTTGAACCACAGTAGACTCCAAGGCGCTGGTGGAGTTACCAGTCTGGGTTGAACCAGTGCTAGTGCTCTGTACAGCGGCAAAGAAGGTGTTGCTGCCCAAAGCGGATTGAGCGGCAGAACCGTCAAGTTGTGCTTGGAAAGTAACAAACGGGTCAGTAATTACGTATGCAGTTACCACGCCGGTTGTGCCGGAGGGGTAGTACTGGCCGTAAATCTGTTGACCTTGTGCGTTGATATAGGATGCGCCGACGAAAACGCCGATTGCACCTACGCTAGAACCACCAAGGTTATTGGTAGTAACGTCTGCGCCAGTGGCGGTAGACAAAGCAATATAACCGTCAGCGCCGATGATAACAACTTGTCCATAAAACAAGTTAGTACCTTCGCCAGCAGGGTCGATTAAGAATTGACTTGTTGCGCCTGCATAGGGCATTCCGTCAATACGATTTATGGGTCGTAGCCCATAGGGTGCAGCAGTAGTTGCCATTTAAGACTCCTAAAAAATTAAGTACCTTTTCCGAAAGTGACCGTGGACTTACGTTCTTTGAACATAGGCATCCTCGGATCATTCTCGCGCATGTATGTATTGTCAACTGAT